TTAAACGAACTATTCCCATATAAAAAAGATTAACCATGTCATACATTAAGTTTCAACCGACACTTGCAGTAGCGGTAGTTAAAAGCGACACAACGGTATTGTCTCCTCCTGGCACATCTCAGCAAGGCGGTGCGATCCTGTATATTGGAGGCACCGGAAACCTAAGTGTCACAACGGACGCAGGTAATATCGTTACATTTAACAACGTCCCCGTTGGGTTTTTCCCCGTTAGTGTTTCACAGGTAAGAGCTGCCACTACCTGTACGAACATTGTAGCTCTCTGGTAATATGGGGATTTTCATTGGCTCTGCGGCATCGTCTAGTAGTTCAACCTATAAAACTGGGTTTACCGGCGGCTCCAATATTGGTGACCAGTTTGAGTTGGGGTATTCTTTCTATCCAACGGTAACTGGAGAGTCAAGTTGGGCAATGTCTGAAAATCCAGTTGATTTGGCAGCAGTGCTCTACCCGTGGGGAGCTAGCATAGATATACCCGAAGTCAATGAGGTCACTGATTTGGATAGAAGCAACGTAAACACGGCCGCCATTATTGCCGCATCATTGGATGGCAATGCGGCTCAAGTTGCGACATTGTACACTCAAAACGATTATTCAGGGTATGTACTTCCAACCACCGAGGGTGGGCAGAAAATAGAGATAGGTCTTGTTGGTGTTTTTGATTTTACGCCTTATGATGGGATTTCTTTTTGGACTTCCACTGAAAAAAGCGCCACTCAAGCATACTATTTTACCATTAGGGTTGGGCTACCTTGGATATTCGGAGATGACGCAAAGACGTCCACCAAAGCCGTGTGGCCTATTATTCGATTCAACTACCAAGCTTAATGCGAGAGATTAAGAACCTCGTATGCCACTGTTCAGCCACCGCCAAGAATACACCCATCGAAGCCATCAAGAAGTATTGGCGGGAGAATCTTAGGTGGAAGAGCGTTGGTTATCATCGCATAATTAAGACAAATGGCGAAATCGTGGTACTGGCGCCAGATGAATCTATCACGAATGGCGTGGCAGGCCACAACAGCAGCAGCCTTCATGTGTGCTATATTGGAGGTAAGGATAAGGACGATAGGACAGAGGCTCAGAAAAAGTCTATGGAACTCGTTCTGAAGGAATGGCTTGCTAAGTACCCAAAGGCCAGGATTCGTGGACACCGGGACTTTCCGGGCGTGAAGAAGGCCTGCCCACAATTTATTGCAGAAAAAGAATATGGCTACCTCTATACAACTTAAATTCATTGCCGTCCTGTTCCTGTTCTTGGGATGTGGACGAAAGACCGTTACCCAGGTGGAGTACAGGACCAGGGTGGACATTCAGCGCGACACGGTTCAGATGCCGGTGCTTGTGGAGACGGTCATCCCATCGCCGTGCGACACCGGTGGCATCCTGAAGGACTTCAAGTTCGAGACCCAGGCTGGCCCGGCAAAGGTTAGGCTAGAGACGGACGGCACCCGGATTATCGTAAAGGTAAAGACCGACACAATTGTCAAGGGATACAGGGTAATTTCGGATACGGTCCGAGTTACCAAGCATTCCGTGACAACAAAGAAGGTCACGCCCAACTGGGCCTGGCGGCTTCTTGTGGTCAATGTAATTATAGCAGCAGGTCTCGGAATTTACCTATATTTGCGGAGATGAAAAAGTCGAGGGTTTATCTGAAGGAGATCCTATCGGCGCCCAAGGTTTTGCCTGGGGTGTTTTCTCACAAGCGGAACCCCATTGACATTATGGCCAATGGGCGGAAGATTGCTGAGGCTACCGGTGGTGAGTACGTCTTTAACCCAAAGCAAGTATCAACTATGAAGCGTTTGGTCAAGAAAAACGACAAGACCGGCCTTCATTCCTATGTTCGTTCACTCATCCAAAAATTTGAAAAACCATGAAGAAGTATCAATCAGGAGGCAAAACATCCAAAGCCACAACAAAGCCTGCGTCAAAACCTAATTTTGCAAGCGCTCGAGATTCCGTTCAAACTGCTAGGAATATATCTAAAACAGTTAGAGATTTTGCTAAAAAAAGTGGAGAGTATCAAACCGCAAATATGCGAAATCAACCGAATCTTACAAAAAGAACATTTACTGATGCACAGCAGGACTCTGCTCGCGTGTCATTAGGCAAATACCTGGACGAAAAGGGATTTAAAGTGGGAAAAGGAAACAAGTTTAGTCAAGCGGATAAAGATGAGATAGCATCAAGGTCTTTCTCGTATTGGGGAGAAGAATTAGATGAAATGCAACCCGCTAGCAACTACAAAAAAGGAGGGTCCATTAAAAAACCAACAACCACGAAAAACAAGCCAGCACCCAAAAAGAAGATGTCAGCCAAAGAAATGGAGGCCATGAAGAAAGCCAAAACCCCCATGATGAAGTATGGTGGCAAAATGGGCAAAAAATCCTGCTAAGCCATGAAAAAGCCTGCTAAGAAAAAAATGACCGCCGACATGAAGGCTGTTGCCAAGCATGAGAAGGTCGAGAAGAAGATGGAGAAAGAGGGCTACATGAAGTCCGGCGGAAAAATGAAGAAGAAATACTAGATGCCTAAGATAAGCTCATATGAAGTTGTGGCCCCGGCCAGCAATGACCTCGTCACCGTTACTGACGCAAGCGACAGTAATAACACGAAGAACGTCACTGTTGAACTGTTGCTGGATCGACAAATGACGCTACCTTAACCAGCAATAACGCTGGGAGAATAACGAATACCGGAACATCAAGGACATTTGTTGTCAACTATTGCGTTTCCGCTACGGCCGGTAACAACCAGAACTTGATGTTTCGTATTCATATAAGCGGTAGCCCGGTGCTCTATTCTGAGTCAGATGCGATAACGGCATCCGGCGGAAAAGCCACAAGCACATCAAATGCGGCCATCATAACCTTAAATACCGGACAATATGTCGAGGTCTATGTGGCAAACTCTGCGGTCAACAATGTGACCTTGGAGCATTTAAATCTCATTTTAAGACAAGTCTAATGGACATTCGTAAAATCTCAGTCGGACACGACTACAAGACGGCGATGCATTATATCGTTGGTCAGCCTGTATTAGGGGGGGAGTATTCCATCCACCTAATCAAGGTATTGGAAGAAACGGGAGTCACCCGGGTCTACATCATCTCTAAAGCGCAGGAAGTGCTCCTATGGAAGGAGTTCAACTCTGTGGTTCCAATCTCTATTGAGTACAACATCTCTTTCTGATGCAATCGCCGTTTCAGTTCATCGTGCGTCCGCGCGATGCGAAACGATACGATAATATCCGGAAGTATGGAGATGTTGATTTTATCGTAAGCGCTTCGCAAGAGGACCACAAGTTTTCCAATAGGTACGCCGAAGTGGTTAGCGTGCCTGTCCAGTACGATGGCCCCATCAAGCCTGGGGACACCCTCATCGTTCACCACAACGTATTCAAGTTCTACTACGATATGTATGGCAGGCAGAAGAGCGGTAAATCATTCTTCCATGACGACCTGTTCTTCCTGGACGAAGACCAGTTCTTCATGTACAGGTCGGGAGAAGGGGAGTGGAAGACCCACTCGAAGTACTGCTTTGTAAAGCCCGGTGAGGTGAGGGAGAAGTTCATCAAGGACGGATCCTCCGAGGAGCAACTCTTTGGCACCATTCGCTACTCGAATGACGAGTTGAATAAGTTGGGCATAAAGGAGGGCGATGAGGTCGTCTACGAGCCGGAGGTTGAATATGAGTTCTACATTGATGGCGAGAGGTTATACCGGTTATTCACCGGGAACATTGCAGTAAAGCTCAATGAAGAAGAGTGACATGGACTACAAGCTGCAAATAATTGCAGCGGGTCGAAAGGCTGTTGACCACCTCATCAAGGTGGCTGAAGAAGAGATCATCACTGGAGGAGACGGGGATCTTAGCGCTGACAGGCTCAAGAACGCGGCGGCCACGAAGAAGATCGCCATATTCGACGCTTTTGAGATCCTGTCCAGGATCCAGGCCGAAGAGGAAGCGTTATCATTACCGGCAGAAAAGAACGATGGCTCAAAAAAAGGATTCGCAGAAAGGCACTCCAAGTAGCCTATACAGCGTACTCCCGGCGCCACAACGAAAGGGCAAATGGGAATATGGGTACGACCCTAAGTATGACATCATCGTCATATCGAGGGACGGGACCCTTGGGTCTGTGTACGAGGTCTCCGGAATAAAGATCGGGATCCCCAAGGCGCCGGCAAAGGTGTACTCAAGAGCGCCCAAGAAGGAGGACCAGTATTGGGAGCCATTCCAGTATCCCGAAGCACTCGCCAAGATCAAGAGCATATTCCAATGGAATGAAAGGCCAAAGGAGTTCAAGGATTCCTGGGTTGACTACATCGAGCAGGAGTTCGATCGGAGGGAGAAAGGCTTTTGGTTCATGAACAATGGAGTTCCGACCTACTTGCCAGGCAGCTACTATATGTACCTCCAGTGGACCAAGATAGACGTCGGCCATCCCGATTACAGGGAGGCGAACAGGATCTTCTTCATGTTCTTCGAAGCTTGCGTCGCGGATTCGCGCTGTTTCGGTATGTGCTACCTGAAGATTCGCCGATCGGGATTCTCATTCATGAGTTCATCGGTTGCCGTAAATATGGCAACCATTTCGAAAAACGCAAGGGTTGGTATTCTGTCAAAGACCGGTACCGACGCCAAGAAGATGTTCACGGACAAGGTGGTTCCGATCTCGAGCAACTATCCGTTCTTCTTCAAGCCCATCCAGGATGGTATGGACAAGCCGAAGACGGAGTTGGCGTACCGGTTGCCAGCGTCCAAGATCACCAAGAGGAATATGCACGATGTCATGTCATCGGCAGACGGCGACGGGCTGAATACCACGATCGACTGGCGGAACACGGCCGACAACAGCTATGACGGTGAAAAGCTTTTACTCCTGGTCCATGACGAATCAGGCAAGTGGGAAAAGCCGGAGAATATCCTCAACAGTTGGAGGGTCACCAAAACGACTCTCCGCGTCGGTAGCCGGATCGTTGGCAAGTGCATCATGGGTTCAACCGTGAATGCCCTTTCGAAAGGTGGAGCCAACTTTAAGGAGCTTTACGAAGACTCTGACGCCAGGAAGAGGAACGCGAATGGCCAGACAAAGAGCGGTATGTACAAGCTCTTCGTGCCCATGGAGTGGAACTTTGAGGGGTACATCGATAGGTATGGGTTTCCTATTATGGAAACTTCCGAACCGGTTGTCGGCATTGATGGGTCCATGGTCTACAACGGCGCCATCACGCACTGGGACAACGAGGTTGAGTCTCTCAAGCGAGACCAAGATGCGTTGAACGAGTTTTACCGACAGTTCCCAAGAACGGAATCTCACGCCTTTAGGGACGAGAGCCGGCAGTCGCTATTCAACCTGAACAAGATCTATCAACAGGTCGACTACAACGACGGCATGATCATGAGCCACACGCTCACCAGGGGATCATTCCAGTGGGCCGGAGGCATAAGGGACTCGAAGGTGATATGGGTGCCAAGCAACACCGGGAGATTTCTCGTTAGCTGGATCCCGCCGGCAGAACTACAGAACAACGTGATCGAGAGGAACGGGAAGAAGCATCCAGGCAACGAGCATATCGGAGCCTTCGGGTGTGACCCATATGACATCTCCGGCGTTGTTGGTGGCGGCGGATCAAACGGCGCACTCCATGGACTGACGAAGTTCAGTATGTCCGACGCTCCGTCCAATCACTTTTTCCTGGAGTACATTGCCAGGCCCCAGACGGCGGAGATATTCTTCGAAGATGTCCTGATGGCTTGCGTATTCTATGGTATGCCGGTGCTGGCGGAGAACAACAAAGCAAGGCTCCTGTATCACTTCAAGAACAGAGGATACCGGCCGTTTTCGCTTAACAGGCCCGATAAGCCAATGAGCAAGTTATCGCAGACGGAAATCGAGATAGGCGGCATCCCCAACAACTCGGAAGACGTAAAGCAAGCACACGCTTCAGCCATCGAGTCGTACATTGAAAAGTATGTCGGCTTTGACATGGAGGGTCAATTTAGAGATCCAGAAGAGTGTGGGTCGATGTATTTTACTAAGACGCTTCAAGATTGGGCACTATTTGATATCAACAACAGGACCAAACATGACGCGTCAATTAGCTCAGGATTAGCGATAATGGCGACTCAGAGGCACCTATATCTGCCTGAAATCAAGAAGAGCAAAATAAGCATTACCTTTGCTAGGTATAATAACTCAGGAAGAGTAAGCGTACTACATGGAAAAAAGCCAACCGATAGTTCCCTCTAAGGGGTTTCCTGGTCAATTTGTCTCTGATCAAGAGAAAAGATCAGAAGCCTACGGCCTGAAAATCGGACAGGCGATCCAGTACGAGTGGTTCCGGAAGGACTCCGTGGGTGGTAGGTTCTACTCCCAGTGGCGCGAGTTCCATCGTTTGAGGATGTACGCGAGAGGCGAACAGTCTGTCGAGAAGTACAAGAGCGAGTTGTCTGTCAATGGCGACTTATCCTACCTCAACCTTGACTGGACGCCGGTACCCATACTGCCCAAATTTGTGGACATTGTGGTAAACGGTATGTCCGATCGGTTCTTCAAGGTAAAGGCATATGCCCAGGACGCCATGTCGTCCGAGATGAGGAACCGGTTCCAGGAGTCCGTTGAGCTTCAGATGGCTGGAAAGCCGCTGTTCCAGGCTTTAAAGAAAAAGATGGGGGTTGACGCCTTCACCATTCCGGAAACGGACATCCCGGAAACAGACGACGAGTTGCAGCTGTATATGCAGATGAACTACAAGCCGTCCATCGAGATCGCTGAAGAACAGGCCATATCAACCGTTTTGGAGGACAATCGTTTTCCGGACCTTCGCAAGAGAGTTGACTATGACTTGACGGTGCTTGGTATTGGTATCTGTAAGCATGAGTTTCACATCAATGACGGCATAAGGGTTCAGTATGTTGACCCGGCCAACGTGGTCTACAGCTACACGGAGGATCCCTATTTCAGGGATTGCATCTATTGGGGAGAAGTGAAGACGGTTCCGATCAGTGAGCTTATCAAGATCCGGCCGGACCTTACGAATGAACAACTGAACGAAATAGCGAGCCGCAGCCAGCAGTGGTATGACTACTACAATGTGGCTCAGTTTTATGACAACAGCCTTTTCCGGAACGAAACCGCTACGCTGTTGTTCTACAACTACAAGACGACCAAGACCTTTGTCTACAAGAAGAAGAAGACAGAAACCGGTGGATTCCGGGTCATAGAGAAGGACGATACATTCAATCCTCCAGCGGACATGATGGAGGAGCAGGGATTTGAGAGGGTAGAGAAGACGATTGAGGTTTGGTATGAGGGCGTTATGGTCATGGGCACAGAGATTGTGCTAAAGTGGCAGCTCATGGAGAACATGGTTAGGCCAAGCTCTCCATCCCAGAACGCCATGCCAAACTATGTGGCTTGTGCTCCAAGGATGTACAAAGGCAACATTGAGTCGCTTTTGCGCCGGATGATTCCTTTTGCGGATCTCATCCAGCTCACGCACCTCAAGTTGCAGCAGGTTATTGCCAGGGTCGTTCCGGACGGTGTGTTCTTGGATGCAGATGGTATCAATGAAGTCGACCTGGGAACCGGTCAGTCGTACAATCCGGAGGACGCTTTGCGCCTTTATTTCCAGACGGGTAGCGTCATCGGCCGGAGCTATACGCAGGACGGTGAATTCAACAATGCCCGGGTACCGATTCAGGAGCTAAACTCAAGCTCAGGACAGCAGAAGATGGCGGCTTTGATTGGCAACTACAACCATTACCTTGGCATGATTCGGGCCGTAACTGGCCTGAACGAAGCGAGAGATGGCTCGATGCCAGACGACAGGACGCTTGTTGGCGTTCAGAAGCTTGCCGCGATGAACTCGAACACGGCTACTAGGCATATCCTTGACGCATCGGTCTACATAACGAAGACGCTTTCCGAGTGTCTTACCTGTAGAATCTCGGACGTTCTTGAGTATGCCCCATTCCGGGAGGAGTTCATCAATCAGATCGGTAGGTACAATGTGTCTATCCTGGATTCCATCCGGGACCTTTACATCTACGATTTCGGTGTCTTCATCGAGGTTTCGCCCGACGAAGAGGACAAGGCAAGGCTCGAGGCCACCATTGCCGCCGCAATTCAGAAGGGAGATATCAACTTGGAGGATGCGATCGACATCCGGGAGATAAAGAATATCAAGCTTGCCAACCAGCTGCTGAAGATGAAGAGGAAGAAGAACCTCGAGAACGCGCAGGCGAATCAGATGCAGCAGGAACAAATGCGTATGCAGACTCAGCTTGAGTCTCAAAGAATGGCTGCTGATTTGGCGATGAAGAAGATCCAGGCTCAGGCCATGGCCGACATGGAACTCGAGAAGATGACCATGACTCTTGCCGTGGAGAAGATGAAGATAGAGGCCGAGGTCAAGGGAGGCCTTATGGACCGGGAGTTCCAGTACAATATGCAACTTGCCCAGGCCCAGGCCGAAGCCCTTACTAAGAGGGAGGATTTTAAGGAGAAAGAGAAGGCCAAGAGGATCGGCATACAGAACACACAGCAATCAAGGCTGATTGATCAAAGAAAGAATAATCTGCCACCAAGCTCGTTTGAGAGCGATGAGGACAGTCTAGATGGGTTCGATTTAGCAGAATTTAACCCTCGGTAAAAAACCGTATATATTTGCACTAAATTTAATCAAATGGATAATATTAAAGTCAGAGTACTGACGGATGAAGAAATCAAGTCTCCATCTGTCCAAGAGAGGGAAATCCAAGCTCAAAGGGAGCTGGAGAAGAATCTCGCCGGCGATGATAAGGGGAACACCCCCCCAACTCCTCCCGCTGAAAAAACGATTGAAGAGGGTGACGTTCTTTCATTTATTAGAGAGAGGTACAAAAAACCCATCAATTCCATCGATGAATTGATTGAGCAAAAGTCTTCTCAAGAGCCTCTCCCGGAGGATGTCATGGCGATTCTCAAGTATCGCAAGGAAACCGGTAGGACGCTTGAGGATTACATTAAGCTCAACAAGGATTACGATGCTGTTGACCCTGACGAGTTGCTCCTGGAGTACACTGTTGCTACAGAAGAGTTTCTTGACAAGGAAGACGCAAAAGATATTTTGGCGGAAAAGTTTTCTTACAGTGAGCATGATGATGACGATTCGTCTATCAAGAAGAAGAAAGCCGCCAAGAAAAGAGAATTAGCTAAAGCAAAGAAATACTTCAACGATCTCAAAGAGAAATACAGGGCGCCACTCGAGTCGAGGGCAAACTCTCTAGAGGATTCAGAGGAGTACAAACAATACAAAGAGTACCTTGACAAGGCTCAAGATGAGCAGAAGCAAGCTCAACGCAGGAGCGAGTGGTTTCAAAAGAAGACAGAAGAGGTCTTCGGTTCCGAATTCAAAGGTTTTGAGTTCAACTTAGGGGACAAGAGACTCACATACTCTCCGGCCGAGGCAGCTGAGATTAAAGCGCAGAACAGCACCCCAGTGAATTTGATAAAGAAGTTCCTGGATGCCGACGGCCTTATCTCAGACGCAGCTGGTTATCATCGGGCCTTAGCGATCGCATCGAACCCAGAAAAGTTCGCCAAGTTCTTCTACGAACAAGGAGTGGCTTCTGCCACGGACGATTTTGCCAAGAAGAGCAAAAACGTCAACATGGACGTAAGAACAGTTGGTCAGCCAAATTCTTCGGGAGGCATGAAGGTCGCAGCGGTAACCCCACCGTCGTCAGGAAACGGGCTACGCATCAAAGCCTTTAAACCTTAAAAATCATGCCAGTTAGTGCATCACCTTCATTTAACCTCCAGCCATCTGCCAACCGTCAGATCGCTACCACCAATTACATCGGAAGCAACGCTTTCGATTGGACCAACCAATATCTTCCAGACATCTACGAGAAAGAATTTGAGCGCTACGGCAATCGTAGTATCTCAGGCTTCCTTCGTATGGTAGGTGCAGAAATGCCTTGCGCATCCGACCTTATCCGTTGGGCAGAGCAGGGCCGTTTGCACCTGAAGTATACCAACGTCACTTTGACTTCCGACACAAACGGAACGCTCGTCATGACCATGCCGATCCCGAACAACTACGGAGGCTACCCACAGGGCACCAACGTACAGCCCCTTGCGACGAGTCCCCCTCAAGCAGCCGGTGACACTGTAAACGTAGGTATCCGTATCGGTCAGACCATTTTCGCTCAACAGGAGAATGGTACAGGATCATTCCACGCGGTTGTAACAGCTATCACATACGCTGCACCGTCTGGAACCCAGGCATTCACTTGTAGGGTCTATGAAAGCACCGCTCAAACTACCGGTGTTGCATATACCGTTTTCGTATACGGTTCTGAGTTCACAAAAGGAACTTCTGGAATGCAAGAGTCCTTGCAGCCTTTCGATTCTTACTTCTTCAACAACCCAATCATCTTGAAGGATCGTTACACTGTAACTGGTTCCGACATGACCCAGATTGGATGGGTAGAGGTAACTACCGAGAATGGGGCTTCCGGGTACCTGTGGTACATGAAAGCCGAGCACGAATCTCGTCTTCGTTTTGAAGACTACCTCGAGTCATCGATGCTTGAAGCAATTCCAGCGAGCAGCACCCGTACAGCGGCCGCTGCATCACTCGGATACAAAGGAACCGAGGGTGTGTTTAGCGCGGTTAACTCTCGCGGTAACATCTTCAGCGGTGGTTTCCCAACCAGCCTTATCGACTTTGACGCGATTGTACAGCGTCTTGATAAGCAGGGCGCCATCGAAGAAAACGCACTGTTCGTAAACCGTGCCGCTTCTTTTGCCATGGACGACTTCTTGGCCGCTCAAAACTCTTACGGAACCGGTGGAACATCCTACGGTCTGTTTGACAACAGCGAGCAAATGGCCTTGAACCTTGGCTTCCGGGGCTTCCGCCGTGGTTACGACTTCTACAAGACCGACTGGAAATACCTGAACGACCCCACCATGCGCGGTCAAGGTACTACCACAGGTACTGTAGGTGGTGCCGTAAACGGTCTGCTTGTTCCTGCTGGTACCACCAACGTCTACGACGAAGTGATGGGCCAAAACGCCAAGCGTCCGTTCTTGCACGTTCGTTATCGCGAAACCGAAGCAGAAAGCCGCAAGTTCAAGACTTGGGCCGTTGGATCTGCCGGTGGTGCCGCCACTAGCGACGTGGACAACATGAGTGTCCACTACCTGTCCGAGCGTTGTGTTTGCGTACTGGGCGCAAATAACTTCTTCATTTTCCAACCATAATCACCTGGGGCGCACTTCGGTGCGCCCCTTTTCTTTTTTCTTTTAAATTAAAATCAAATGTCAAAAGTCTACAGATTAAAAAAAGAGTCAGCGCCGCTGACGTTCATGCTTGCAAGCCGTAACACTATCGCTCGCAGGCTTTATCATTTTGACGGAACCCGTAACAGGGAGCTTCGTTACGCAAGGAATCAGAAGAGCCCATTTGTTGATGAACAAGATGGCAACTTTATTCTTGAGCCAATCGTTTTTGAAGACGGCTTTCTCACCGTTGAGGACACAAACCTCATCCTACAGAGGTTCTTAGAGGTTCACCCGGACAATGGAGCCGTTTTCGAGGAGGTTGACAATAAGAGAGACGCAAGCAAGGAGCTTGACGTTATTGAGGTTGAGATCGAGGCCTTAAATGTGGCCAGGAAGATGGAGATCTCCATGATGGAAAACGTCGCCAGGGTAGCGCTTGAGGTTGATCCGACTCGTATCTCGACTGCTGAGCTTAAGAGGGACATCCTTGTTTACGCAAGGAACAATCCGGAAGAGTTCTTGTCGATCGCAAATGACCCACAGGTGGCTCACGATGGACTTGTCTCGAAGATGTTTGACACCGGCATCCTGGTCACCAAAAAGACTGCGGTACACTTTAACCTGTCTACCAATAAGTCTAAAATGCTGTCCATTCCATTGGGAGAAACGGCTCGCAGTGCCACCCGGGCGTTCTTTTTGACAGACGAAGGGGTCGAGATCATGAAGACGCTCGAAAAACACTTGCCCGATTAATCTAGTATATTTGCCTAAAGTTTAGCTATGCAGAAGTTTTTGAGAATTGCGAAATCAGTAAAGGCAGCGACATCGCTTGCTTCAACTTTGGTAAACCTAGACCTTGTTGGGTCGGTCA